TTGTCGTGGACTTTTGACGACCTTTTGTTTTACGGTTCGGCCTACTGGTTTGTGACCGAGCGCTCGAGCGACGGCTACCCCATGAACTTTACGCGCCTACCCGCTGCAATGATTACCTTGCAAGACCAGCAATCGGCGGTACGTTTCGGGCCGTCCAAACAAATTTTGTTTAACGGTTTGCCAATCGACTATAAAGACGTAATCCAATTTATGTCACCCGTGCAAGGCCTTATTTACACCGGGTACACGTCAATTAACACCGCGCTAAAACTCGAGCAAGCCCGCAACCGTAACAGCCTTTCAACAATGCCAGCAACGACATTACGGCAAGTTGGCGGCGAACCAATGTCGGCCCAAGAACTTAGCGACATGGCAGCGGCCTACGATCACGCGCGTTTAAATTCTGCAACATGCGCGGTAAACGAATTTGTAGAGGTAATACCTAACACCGCAACCCCGGACAAAATGTTGCTTATTGACGCCGCTGAATACCAGTCAAAAGAAATAGCGCGACTGGCTAACGTGCCCGCGTATTTAGTTTCGGTAAGCATTGGCAACTATTCGTACGTGTCAAGTAGCGAAGCGTCACGAGACCTTTACACGTTTGGCGTGAAACCGTACATAGATTGCATACAAGAAACACTAAGCGCGGATAACGTCCTACCGCGTGGCACCGGAGTAATGTTCGACATAGAAAGTTACCTAGCCAACGAATACAACACCGAAGTTTACGTAGAGGAAACGCCCGAGGAAATGAGGCAAGCAAATGCTTAGATTAACCCCACAAGAATTAAATTTAGACGCCGCGCAAGGTGACGCGCTGCCACGTAGAACCCTTGCCGGCGTCGCACTCGAATACAACGTTGACGCCGTAGTAGCCGACGGCCAAACGGTTAGGTTTTTGCCCGGTTCGCTACCACTTGAAGGCAAGAAACCTAAAATGTACCTTTACCACGACAGCACCCAGCCGATCGGCGTAGTTACCGAACGCACCGAAGTAGGCAACTTTGTAATGTTTGAAGCCAAAATAAGCGAAACCGTGTTAGGCAACGAAAGTTTGCAACTAGCAAAAGACGGCGTTTTAGACAGCCTTTCGGTAGGCGTGGAACCAGTCGAATTTAGTTTTGACGAAGCCGGCACCATGATCGTTAGCAAAGCGAATTGGCAGGAATTGTCACTTTTGCCCTATGGCGCATTTGAGGCCGCCAAGGTCGAGCGCGTCGCTGCCAGTATCCACCAAAACGAACCCGAAGTAGAGTTAAATGAAGTACAAGACCAAGAAAAGGAAGTAAACGACATGTCTAACCCAGTAGAAGCCCCAGCCGTAATTGAAGCGTCAGCCGTGCAACCAATTTATGCACAGGCCCGCAAGTTGCGTTTGCCATCACCAGCCGAATACGTAGCAAGTTTTGTACGTGGCGGTTCGGATTTTGCACAACTTAACGCAAACATTAAAACCGCAATGGTTGAAGCAGCACCCGGCGTTGCACCGGACATCAACACCGATAGCACACCCGGTATCCTGCCCGAAATTATTACCGGCAGCGTGTATGACAGCCTAAATCCGGTGCGCCCTTTCGTGTCGGCAATTGGAACCCGCGCAATGCCAGCAAGCGGCGCAACGTTTCGCCGTCCAAAGATCACCACGCGCCCAACCGTTACACAACAGCCAACAGGCCAGTTAAACGCGCTTGACCCGTCAACCGTTGAAGTGTCAAACAACGACATTTCAAAACTTACTTTCGGTACCTACGTCACGTTGTCCGAACAAGACCTTGACTGGTCAGACCCAAACAGCCTTAACATCGTGCTTAACCAGTTGGCAATTGCCTACGGTCAAGCAACCGACAACTACGCAATCGATACCATGGTTGCTGGCGTGACACAAACCGAAACGGTAACCGACATCACCGACCCGGAAGCATGGCTAAGCGCAATTTACGGTGCGGCGTATCAGATCAGCAACACAAGCAACTACTTGCCAACGCATTACTTTGTTAGCCCGATCACGTGGGCAAAACTTGGTATGTTGACCACGACAACAGGCGCCCCAGTATTCCCATTTACTGGCGCACCAAACCTCATCGGCCAAAACGCATTGGGCACATCGTCAGCAACATCATGGAACGGCAACCCATTGGGCCTTGTGTTAGTAGTTGACAAAAACATGGCAGGCGGAACCACAACCGGAACCCTTAGCGGTGTAGTAGGACATGCAGCAGGCGCAGCCGCCGGCTTCGAATTCTACGAACAGCAAAAGGGCGCAATTAGTATTGACGTGCCATCTACTTTGGGCAGAACAATAGCCTTCAGAGGGTACGCAGCAGCCTTTATGGCAGACGCAACCAAGTTTGTAAAACTGGTAAACGCTTAACACCCGAAAGGTAGGCCATTATGGCCGCTTATTCGGTCACACAAAAGTACATAGTCGATAACTACGCGGTTGTCGTACTACTTACCAACGCAGACCCGCTAGAGGTTGGCCAGTCGTTCACCCTTGCGGGTGTCGACGCAACCTTTAACGGCACGTACCTAGTCCACGCCCTGCCACCTTTTCGGTTTATTGGCGTGGACGAATACGGGTTTTTAGAATACGACCCCGAGCAACCAATCCAAAACCAAGTGTTGTTTTCTAAAACCGCTGCAAACGTCATCATTAGCCCGGCTACCGGCACACTTACCACAACGCCTACTTGCACATGGATAACAACCGATAGCCAAGTAGAAGACTGGTTAGGAATAGGAACCGCAACCGCAGCCGATCAAACGTTTATTACCCAATGCCGTTTGGCTGCCAACGAATTTTGCTACAGGCGCCGCCAAGAAGCCGGGTACAAGGACAGCCTTACGACGTCACCGAACGCGTCGGTAACTTTGGGCACCGTGGCTTATGCCGGGTTTTTGTACCGTCAACGCGGTGCCGTAACCGACTTTGCAGGGTTTGACGGTTTAGCCGCTGGCGGGTCAATGGGCCTTAGCCCGATGATTAAACAACTTTTGGGCATTGACAGGCCCGCGGTGTTTTAATGCCCGTTGCATACACCGACCTATTTAACGAGGCCTTAGACGACCTTACAGCCACGTTACAAACCGTTACAGGCCTACAAGTGGTCAACGACCCGCGCAACATCGTGCCACCGTGCGCGTTTATTGACGCCCCATCGTTTGAAGCGTTTAACTACAACATCGTAAAGATCACGTTTCCCGTTCGACTAATCACCCTTGGCCCCGGCAACCTTGACGCGCAACGCAGCCTTATGAACATGGCCGCCAAAGTGTTAGGCAAAAACGTGGCCGTAACCAGCGGCCGCCCAACCATTGCCATAATCGGCGGCAGCGAACTAGCCGCCTATGATCTCACTATAGAAATGCAAGCCCAAACGGCTTAAGGCGGTCACATGTACTACATAATCAAAAGCGCTCGACTAGGCGAACTAGGCACCGAGTACGAACCCAAACCCGGCATAAACATAGACGCCCTATTGTGGGGCGGTTTAATTGTTGAAGTAAACGACCAGCAACCCGACGAAGTATCCACACCCGCACCAAAAAAAGGTGCTAAAAATAAGAAAGCAACGAAAGAGGAATAAACACCATGGCAACCAGCACCTACCTTTCCAACCCAGTCGTAACCGTTAACAGCGTCGATCTAACCGACCAATGCACCGCCGCTACTTTTACGCACCGTTTCGATCAACTTGAAAACACGTCGTTTGGAAAAACAGACCGCACCTACCAAGCAGGATTGGGCAACCACGAAGTCACCTTGACCCTTTACCAGTCCTACGCCGCGGCAGAGACTTACAACACATTGGCCGCATTGGTTGGCACAACCACAACCGTCACAGTTGCAGACGTCGCAGCGGGTGAGATTTTTACGCTTACCGGGGCGTTTTTGGCCGAAATGCCGGTGATTTCTGCAACCCTTGGTGAATTAAGCACCGTAGACATTACGTTTACCGGTGGCGTTTACAGCGTTGCATAAATAGCGCCGAACAATCGGCCCGACACGAAAGCAGGCACATGCAATTAACCCTTGAAGTAACCAACCAAGACGGCACCTACCAAGTAAGCACAAACCTATTTACCATTGTGTTGTGGGAACGCCGATTTAAACGCAAAGCGGCCGACATGGCAAACGGTATTGGTGTTGAGGATTTGCTTTATTTGGCGTGGGAAGCAAGCAAACAAAACAAAATTGTTGTGCCATCAGAATTCGACAAATACTGTCAGCAAGTAACCAACATTGAAGTAACCGCACAAGAGGCCCCAAACCCTACCCAAGCGGCACCTACCGAAGGCAACTAGCAGAACTACTAGTTGCAATAAGTTGGGCGCCGCATTGGTACAGCGCAACGTTTGACGCACAAGACCTAGCCACCGTGGCTAAA